CCCGTTGATCTTGCAGTATTTGACCTTGGGGTTGACCGACTCGCGTGTGCGCTTGGGCTTGCCGTAGACTGCCTTCATTTGGTCGTCTTCAGCCGTACCGGCAAAGGCTGTCTGCCCGCCTGGGTACATGTTCAGCTTGGCTTTTTCGTAGTCAATGTAGTAGTAACTGGCAATGCGTACAGTGTCCTCATTGAGCCAATTGCTGATTGACTGATCACCTACACCCAAAGACTGGAGCGTAGAGATAGGCGCAGCGTCTGGGTACTGACGCTCATACTCTGCTTTGGTCAAATCTTCAGTGATAAAGCAATATTTAGCATCTGCACCCGTTGGGTCTTGGATCAGTGGATCCATGTACACCGAAAATGAGTTGCGAATGCGGCCAATCTTGATGTCTTGATCAAACGTGTTAGGTTCGCAATACTCGGTCATCAGCGTGATGTAACCTTCGCCGTAGGCGACTTGGTTTTCACAGGCTGTGTCGTAAGCCACGTCTGCATCTGAGATGTATTCGATGTGGCGAATCATGCCGTTGAAGATCTCAGCCACCTGCACGTCAGCGTTGTCGTCCACTGGGATGACCTTAGCGCCTGGGCGGTTTTGACGCATGTCATTCGTCACTTGACGAACGTGTTGCGGCAGTTTGTTGATTGTCAGTGTCGGGCGTGCGTTGATCGTCTGACCCTGCACCGCGCCGCGAGTGGCCAATACGTCAGCAGGCCATTGCCAATGATTATCCGGACTTCCGGCGTAAAAACGAAGATCGTCTATCTCATCTTCCCGTGACTCAGCAAGGGCAGAAACAGCCATGTCTAGCCTAGCGCGAGCAACAATCAGTATGTCAGAGTCACTTTTTAATGGTTTGCCGCCAGCTGCTACGTTAGCAACGGCGACCATGCCTGTTGGATCTGCCATGTTACTTCTTCTTGGCCGTTTTGGCCGATTCTTTGAACGCCTTGGCGGTGGGCGCGCCCTTGTCGCCAGGGGAACGCATCTTTTCTTTGGAGCCGGCGGCTATCCGAGCCTGTTTTGCGTTGATATTGGCATAAAGTCCGGGCTTTTTCATTTACGATCCCATCCAAGAAGTAGTCACCACGCTTCGATCTGAATACATGCGGCGCTGCGTGGGTTCACGCGCCTCACGGTGGGCCACAGGGTATGCAAAAGTCACACAAATCGCGTCTGCCGCGTCTGGTGAGGCCAGCCCCCGTGCCTTCATGTCCTTTTTCGACTCCAAGAAGATTGTACCCTTAGAGTCGGGCTTCATCATAGGTGAAATTAGATCAGTTTTGAGAAATCTGTCAAGCGGAATTGATGCCGTTTTGAGCCAATCTTTCATTGACCCCCACATTTCAGCCCTTTTGTTGCCGTACATGATGGGATTCTTAGACTTATTACCAAAGTTAATGCCCTTGACCTTGTAGCGCTGCTCTTTGAGCCTGTCCACAATGCCTGCGCCCAAGCCCCCTTCGTCAATCACGACCAAGGTTGGCTTAAATTCCTCTATCACCTCAATAATATGCCCCACCACCGTCATGGTGTCGTCGCCCCTGTGCCTGTCAATCCGCACAATATCCCGCCCTTGCCGCACTGCAATGACTGTCGCATCCGCGCCGAACCTGGCAGGGTCAACACCGATCACTATCGGAGCACTGGCGTCCTGATACTGCGGCCTCTTCATTGCCTCATCGACTAAGAAAGCGCCGATGAACTGGTCGTCGCCCTCAGATGGGAACTGACCGTACACCTCGACGTGCGCCTGTGCTGAGTCTGGGCCGTACTCGTCGATGATGCCCTGATACACCTGTTTGTCTGTGCCCTCTACCGTGCGCGCGTCGACTACCTTGGTATTCCAAAAACTTCGTTTGCTGTTGAACGTCTCGTAGAAGTACCCCGTGTTACGCCGTGGGTTGCTGAACGCCATCCAGAACCTGTTGGGTGTGTTCTCAGTAAAGAAACCCGCCGTCACAGCCCAGATTGAGTCATCTATACCAGACGCCTCGTCAAACACCACCAGCACACCATCAAAGTTGTGCACACCTGCGTACGCATCTGGATTCTCCGCTGACCACAGCCGCCCCTCAACGCCCCAGTAACGTGTGCCCTTCCTGAGATCACGCTCGACTAATTCGGTGAGCCACTTAGCCGGCATGAGGCGGGTTGCGCTGACTTCAAACCAGTGCGAGTTAAGACTCATCGCTAGCCACTTGGTTATCTCAGCCCAAGTGACTGATCTAAGCTGTGATTCTGAGTTGGCTGAGATGATGGTTGTGGAACCAATCCTTGTGGACAGCATCCAGATCGTGATCCAGCTGACCAACGCCGATTTACCAATACCACGGCCCGATGAAACTGCGCTTCTCAGCGTGTCAAAGTCTATCTTGCCCTGGTTCTGCTTAATATGATCGCCGATCTGCTGCAAGACCTCACGCTGCCACTTGCGCGGGCCTTTGAAATGCTCCAGTGGCGTGCCCTGCTGACCCCAAGGAAACGTAAACATTACAAACGCCAGTGGGTTGTCCTTGATCGCTGGCGCCCATAGGCGTGCCATCAGCTCCTGTTCGTCTTCAGCGCTGTATATGGTCGATTGCATCTTGCTCCTTGGCCTGTACGTCAATCACATCTAGCCTCTTAGCCGCTTCGGCCAGTGCGCCAGTGATGGATATGCGCTGATCCACCTCGACAGATATGGCTTGCTTGGCCACCCAGCCGTGCTGGTGCTTTAAGACTTCTAGCGCCATCTTAGCGTCGCCCTCTAACGCGGCGCTCCGGACAATCTTGGCCATCTCAATCTCACCGTCGGCTTTGCCTTTTTGCGCAGCTATCTCCACAACGGGGTCAAGTTGCGTGAGTTGTCGGTATTCGGTGGGCAGCATGCCGGCGGCCAAGGCTAAGGAATCGCCTTTAAGGCCCAGCTTGGCGGCGTCATATACCGCCTTTAAGCGTGACTCTGTCGCCTGCACATTGCGCGGCGTGAATGGAATTGAATAGAACATAGGCTCTCCATGCTTGTTGCACGTAACTGGATTCTACACAATAAAAAAATTTAAAAACAGTTGGCTGGTGACTATAAAAAAATTGTTCACGGCCCGTACGTTTTCGCAGGCCCTATGCCGCCGGCCCTACCCATCCCCCTCCTAGCATTGTGGTTATTTTTATGTGCTTGCTAGTCTTTGGGTCATTTGGGTCATTTGGGTCACGGTTTTAAATTGCAAGCTGGAGCCAGCATGGCCGCCAATTATTGGGTCATTTGGGTCATGTGTTTTTATATGCATGCCGTCATTTGGGTCATTTGGGTCATGTGTTTTTGTGTGACCCAAATGACCTAAAAGCGCAGCTCTGGCGCCCAGGGTGATAACCGGCTTTGGGTCATTTGGGTCATTTGGTCATCGTTTTAAAATTGGCGCCGGTAGAGTTGTCAACCTAACGTTACACTGTACTTATATACAGTATATAAATTATTGATGTTATCTAGAATCAATGACCCAAATGACCCAAAGCACAATGTTTCCCAGTATTGGCGCGCGCTAGCGCTTAGGTCATTTATTTAATTTCCATGGCCAATTGATAACCCAAATGACCCAAAACTATGCAAGTTTTGCATACTTGCAAATAAATGCTTGACAGTGTAAATAATTCCCTTACAATAGCTACACTGGCAACGAAAAGCCGGTATCAACTAACCTAAGGAACAACATGACCAAATCTGAAATTCGCGAATTGCAATTGATCACAAAATACCGCGCAGCTGGCTTAGGCCCTGATTATGTTGCGCGCGCTATATCTGCGCTCATTCGCTGCGCTCGCAGCCAAAAAAGCGCCGAAGCGCTGCGCGCTCATGCCCTGGCATTCGGCGTCACAAATCACCCTGAATTCATCGCTTAACCAAAACCGGCCGGCGCAAAACCGGCCAATAACATAAAGGCAAAACATCATGAAAAAAGCATTATTAGATCTACTGGCCGCCGTCGTTATCGCTGGCGCTTTGCTTATCGGCGCCCTAGCTTATTTTGACGTATTGGTGAAATAACATGCAAGTACATCTCACACTTAAAAGCGCGAACGTCAAAACCGGCCCAATTCCAGTGTCAACGACGGAGCGCGACTCATGCCCGGTTGATTGCAAAATGAAAGCCGAATGCTACGCAGCCAGTGGGCCGCTGGCGCTACACTGGGCCGCCGTGAGCGATAAAAAGCGCGGCGCCAGCTGGCCAGAATTCACCCAGGCAATTGAAGCGCTACCGGCTGGCCAATTGTGGCGCCACAATCAAGCCGGCGATCTACCCCAGCAAAACGGTTCAATTGACGCCGCGAAGCTGGGTGAATTGGTGGCCGCGAACACCGGTAAACGCGGGTTTACTTATTCGCATCATCGCGACGCCGCGTCAATTGGCTGGATCAGGCACGCCAATAATTGGGGTTTCACTGTAAACCTAAGCGCAAATGATTTAAACGACGCCGATTATTTGGCCGATCAAAACGCCGGCCCGGTCGTCGTCGTCCTACCGTCAACGCAAAACGAAAACCTAAAAACGCCAGCCGGCCGGCCGGTCATTGTGTGCCCGGCCACCCAGCGCGACGACGTATCGTGCGCAACATGCCAATTGTGCCAGCGCCAGCGCGCGGCCATTGTAGGTTTCCCGGCGCATGGTTCGCGTCATCGCACAATCAATTTAAGGCTCGCATCATGAATAAATTATTCCCCGTGATATCCGCCGGCCAGCCGGTGCCTTGTTTTAATTGCAGCCAGCCACTGGCTGGCCAGCCGGCGCCAGTAGATAACCCGCCGAAGCGCGGCCAGTGGCGCGCGTATTGCAGCGCGTGCGATATGTTTACATTTTTTGATAAGGCACCAAATGACAATTAAAACCATGCGCGCAAAATACCCCGGCCACTGTAGCCGGAGCGGCGCCAGGATAAACCCGGGCGACGATATTAAATTTGACACTATAACGCGCCGCGCCTGGTTAGATGAGCCGGGCGACTCTCGCGTTGTTTTCTACGGCGACGACGGCCCCAGCACGTTCTACCGTAACCCGCGCGGCCGGTGCGAAGACGCGCCATGCTGCGGCTGCTGCACTATCTAGCACGCGACTTTATGCGGCCCTGGTGGCCGTATAGGGGCGCGCGCTGGTGCGCGCTATAACCTGGGGTACAGTATGGATCAAAATTTAATTGACGCGCTGCATGCGCTTGTTTTTTACGTCGACCTGGTGGCGCCGGATCTCCCGGACAATGCACGGGTTGAAAATTTGGCTATTGCATTAGATCGCGCACGCGAAGCGCTGGATAAGGTGGCTACATGAAAACCGTAACTATTGGCCGCACGGCCTACAAAATAAACGACGACCGCGACATTTTCGCGGAGCACGCAAAATGCACCGGTAAGCATAAAATTGTGAAAAGCCGGGGCGCCGAATTGCGCCGGTTTCCCGATTATTGGGCCGACATGAGCACGGCCGATTATGTGGCCATGTACTACGGTTTAAACAGTGGCCGAGGTCACCAGGGTAAGGGCGCGCCGTACGGCAGCGAAAACACGTTGACCGGCTTTTATGAGAATTTAAACACGGCCCCAGCGGCCACATACACCGGAGAGGATCTATATGAAAACGAAGGATAATCTACACCCACTGATGCGCGAGATCATCGCGCCATGGGCGCCGCTCACGTATGCGGATCATTATTACGTCGATCTTGGGTTTAGATACGAGCGCGGCCAGGTATCGGAGCATGAATACAAGATGGCCCTGGCCGAAGGCCCGGACGCGCGCCGGCTTATGAGCCGGGGCGCCATGGAAGCGATGCGGAGCGCCTATTGATGGCCCTACTATTTGCGCTTATACTGGCAGCGTTGATTGCCATCCTTCTTGATTTATAGAAGTTAAGGCCCCTAGCGATAGGGGCCTTTTTTTTATGTCGACGCCGTAGGCGGTGGCATTGTCACTTCACCAAGCGGACGGCCAGGGGCGCCGGTATATCCTCGACCATGCGGCGCAGCTCTGACTTTGGCCGGCTGGCCATCTCGGGCGCGCAGAACATGTGTTTTTTGCTTTGGAAGTCACCGGACGCGACGCGCCCGAGATCGACCCACCCAGCCTCTTTGAGCGCATGCAGAAGGGCGGGCTGGGGGACTTTCACACCGGCCGGAGCGGCGCCAGCCACGCGATCACACAATGCATGGAAGGGGGACGCCACGACGCCTTTGGAAAATTCGCCCAGGCGCCCGCGCATCAGTTCCACCAAGTACGATTCGGCCATGCTCATGCCATGTTCGACCAAGTTCAATTTGAATTCTGTCATCATGGGCGCAGCGCCGGGGTTAAAGGCGGAGACGTCGCGGGCCATCAGCCAGGCGCCCACGGCCGCGAACCCGCCGGCTTTGTACCATGCCCACATGCGGGCGGCGGCGTCGGTGGTCATACGGGGGGCGTGCGACCAGATGCACATCCAGCGGCGGTCTTGAGAATCTAGCGAGATGGGCACAGGGTCATTGGAAAAGGCCAGCACGAACACGCGGTTCGCCATTTGGTAGGGGTGCAGGCCCTTGCGGTTAACGGTCAGCATCTCAGGGGGCGCGGCGATGATGGGCTTTAGCTTATTTGCTAATGCTCTCCTTTCCTTCGCGTCGGGCTCTTTCAACTCGTTCAAAATTAAAATTTCAGATTCGAGGGCATAACCAAATTGGCTGCTCATGGTGTCGTTATCAAGCAGGCCACGATTCTTGAGGTGGGGGCCACACACGGCCCATATAAACGGCGCCCACATGGTGTCTTTGCCCGAGCCTTGGTCGCCGCCATGCAACACGGCGTGATTGATCTTGATGCTGGGGTGTTGCAGTTTAAAGGCCATCACGTTCAGGACGTGGTCAAGCTCGCGCTGGTCGGGCACAAGGGTT